ACCGCGGACGAAACCGCGGGACCCGTGATCGTCGGCGACCCGACGTACTTCGACATCGTCCTTGACAGTTATTCGACCTCCGTTTTCATCCGCACTGTCACTGACTTCGAGCCCGATCTATTCGCTTCGATGCTTGTAGCCGAGGAGAACTGGGACCTCCTTCCTCGGCCGGGCGTGCCGGCCTAGAGAGCATCCCTCCGCGTCTAATCGGGCGCCAACGCCGAGGGCTCTTGCGTTACCGATAGCCCATCGGTTACGGAGGCTCGCCGACCGGCTCGCTACCCTCAAAGGCGAGTCGCCGACCGGCTCTTGCGGAAAAAGCGCGTCCGGCGCCCGCCATCGAGCGGGCGCTTGACGTTCTGACGAGCCTTTCGCCGACCGAACGCGCCGGTACTCTCACGGCATGCGCCTCGCTAGCGCCCGCAAGAGAACAGGTCGACGATGGGTCGCAGTGCCGAGCTGACCGCCGAATTCACGTCGGAGACGCTTGCGCTTCTGCGTGAAATCTGCGACCGCAATGACGGCTTCTACGTTGTCGAGCCTGGCACCGTTGAGCGGCCACCCCGAGTCGAGACTTTCCTGCCTTGGTCGAAGCTCACGAAGCCTCGCCAGGCGGGACCCGGCATCGCTCTGCGTCCGATGCGCACCGCTCGACCGCGTGAATCACGGCGCGACCGTCGACCCCGGGCCCGATCGCCAGGCTCGAAGCGCAACGACCCCCCAGAATCCGAGCCGCCGTTAGGCGGTAGCCATCTTGCGCCAAGGCCATGCGAGGTCTGTGGCCGGGACTTCACGCCTCAGCGCCGCTCGAACGCGCGGCTCTGCGGAGCGACATGCAAGCAGAAGGCCTATCGCGCTCGCCGAGCAGCCACCATCGCGGCTGCCGTAGCGCTGCCGCAGCCACAGGCGTTCTTGAACGCCGCGCACGGAGATCCGTACAAGGCACTTATCTGGGCGGTTCTGGCGCTTGAGCCAGAGACCTGCCACCAGTTCGGGGAAGTAGCCGCATGAAGCGGCTAGCCGAAAACCCAAGCATGAGCGAGCCCGCGCGCCTGCCCGCTCTGGTCGTTCTCGCCATGCTCACCGAACGGGCGAAGGGCACCCCTGAACTTGCCGCCTACGTCGATCTGCTCGTCCGCAAGGCTCGGCGTGGTCGCTCCCTGACCATCGCCGAAGCGATCGTTGTCGACGTCGCAAACGGCTGGATGCAGGAAAGGCGCGCGGCATGAGCGATCCCATCTCGCAGGAGGTCTGGGCGGAGCACGAGGCGTGGCTGAAAGCACGCAACGGGTCTGGATCCGAAGACGCAGATAGCCGCCGCGGCTACGCCGCCTTCGTACTCGGTGGGAGCCTCACGGCGGTCGAAGCGCTCGCCAAGGGCGTACCCGTCCCGCGGGAACAGCTGAACGCCGAACTCCTCGAGCGGCTCGGGGAACCGCTTGAGGGCGAGCCGCTAACGCTCTCCGACGAGTTGGCGCTCCGCGTCGTGCTCGCGCCGCCAGCTGGCAGCGACGAGGCCGCGCCTTTGCGTCTTGCCGTCTGGACAGGGCGCGAATTGAGCGAGCTGCCGGACCGCGGCGACACCGACATGCTCGTCGGCCCGCTCATCGGCCGCGGTGCGCGCACAATCATCGTCGGCGACACGGGCCACGGCAAGAGTACGCTCGCCAATCAGTTCGGCAGCGCGGCGCTTACTGGCGTCGAGTGTCTCGGCTACCAAGGTGCTGGCGCCGGACCCGTCGTGATCGTCGACCTTGAGCAAGGCCTTCGCTCTCTCAAGCGGGCGGCGCATGAAGCCGGCTTCGATAAGCGCGACGACGTCTTCTACGTACTCGCGCCGGACGGGCTCGCGCTCGACTCGAACGACACCGACCGCGGCGAACTCGAACGCGTCATCGCCGCCCATCGGCCAGCCGTTCTCATCCTCGACCCCTACTACAAAGCGCACCGTGGCGACGCAAATGAAGAGCGCGCCGTCGTCGACCTCATGCGCTACCTCGACGGGCTGCGCGCCCAGTACGGCTTTGCTCTGATCCTGCCCGCCCATCCGCGCAAAGACCCGACCTCAAGCGGCGCCCGCAAGTTGACTCTCCACGACGTCGCGGGCTCCGGGGCCATCGTCCGCGGTGCCGAAGTCGTCATCGGTCTCGAGCGGCTTAGCCACGGCTACGCGCGCCTGCGGATCCTCAAGGACCGCGATGGCGACCTCTCGGTCGGCGATGTCTGGCCGCTGATCTTCACGCGCGGTGAGGGCTTCAAGCTCGACCCCAAAGAAGATAAGACGGCCGAGCAGCTTGAGACCCACATCGCCGCTGACCGTTCCGGCGAGTGGCGCACCGTCAAGGAGTGGGCAGCCGAGCTCGGCATTCGCGAAGGACGGGCGCGGAAGCTACTCGAGCGACTCGCCGAATCCCAGGCCGTCGAGTCGAGGATCGGACCTCCTGGCCGCTCGCCTCGAGCCCACTGCTACAGGACTGCGCCCGAGGGCTGGGAGAAGTCGGGCGCAGTTACGCCGACGCTACTGGACGCTGAGACTGCTCCCGACCCGGCCCCCTTTAGGGGGCCGGAGAATGGGGAGCAGTCGAGCGGCACTGCGCCGGAAGCGGGAGCAGTCACCGAGGGAGAGGGCGAATGAGCGGCTGCTACCTTCGGCGCTCGTGGCGACAGCGCAGCGCGTCGACGAGTTACTCGCGAGGATCGACGACCAAGAACTCGACGACGTCCTCCTCGGTCCCGAGATCACGGAGCGCTGTCTCCACTGCGACTTCACCGTCCACGCTCCCGTCGGGCAGGCACGCCAAGCCTGGGTCGATCACGTCTGCGATCGACCGATCGTTCCGCCGCGGCAACGCCACACCGGCTTCCAGATCCGCCGCTGACAGCACTCCACCGAGGCGGCCACGGTGACAGCCTCCGCCCGCCAAGCCGTCGAGACCGCCTACCTCGCGATCCTTCGCAAGCGCGAGCCACAACTCCTCTGGCGTGTCGTCCCCGTCGGCGACACACGACCCGAGAAGCAGCCGACCACACGACGAACCGCCGAGCCTGAGGAGCACGGCCGATGAGCGGCGCAGACTGCGAGCGCTGGCTAGCCGCGACTCAGCCCTGCATCAGCTGCGGCACCAGCGGCAACGTCGCCACATACGTCTTTGGGACCGGGGATGGTCGGCTCGTCGCTCGCCTCCTGTGTTCCGACTGCATTTCTCCTGAGCCGATGCTTTTCGCGGACTGGGTCAAGTGGGTCTGGAGCAACCGGCGCAGAAGGGAGGTCGAACGATGAGCCGCGCCTCGATCTGCCCGGTGCCAGGCTGCGGCCAACTCACCACAGGTGGGCGCTGTGTCACCCACGCCTTGCCACCACGCGGCTTCGCCCACGCCCAAGCCAGCCGACAGACCCGAGCCGAAGAACAGAGCTGCTGGATTTGCGGTCAACCTGCTAGGCCCGACGACCCGTTGACGGGGGATCACATCGTCCCGCGCGTGCGCGCCGGACGCGACCACCGATCGAACATGCACGCCGCGCACAGGTCGTGCAACGCAAGCCGCGGCGCCAGACTCGGCAACAGCGGTCGAGGGTATGGGGTCGAAAAAATCGCTAACGCATCGATCGAACGGAATCACCCCGGCAGCCATCTCGCGGTGTGTACGGGTTCCGGGTCCGATTTCGAGTCGCCCGCGAAGGCAACATCGACACCACGAATGGGGGTTTGAAGGTGCCCGGACCGCCTCCAAAACCGCCCCGTCAGCGCCGTCGCCGCAACGTTTCTGCGGCCCCGGTGACGCTTCCGGCGAAGCGAACGAGGAAGAAGACGCCGCCGCTGGGCATCAAGGGCGCGTCGGCAGCGACGCGCGCGTGGTGGCGGACGATCTGGGCTTCGCCGATGGCATCGGTGTGGCTGGAGGCGGATAAGCCGGGTCTCGTCCGGCTTGCCGGGCTCGTCGATCGGATGCACCGCGACGAGTCGCCGCCGCTGACGGTGTTGAGCGAGATTCGCCAGCTCGAGGACCGGTTCGGGCTGAGTCCGCTCGCGCGGCGGCGGTTGCAGTGGGAGATCGAGCAGGCGGCCGGCGAGGAGAAGCGATCCCGAACGCATGGCGAGGAGCGATGGCTGCGCGCGGTCTCCGACTAGAGCGGACGCTCGGTCCGCTCGTGATCGAGTGGATTGAGGCGAACCTCTGCCACGGGCCCGGCGACGTGCAGGGGCAGACGCTTGAGCTCGACGACGAGCAGGTGCGGCTCATCTTTGGCTGCTATGCGCTCGACGACCGCGGCCGGCGGCTGGTCAGGCGGGCGGTGTTCTCGCGGCCGAAGGGGCGGGCGAAGTCGGAGCTCGCGGCGATGCTCGTCTGCGCAGAGGCGCTCGGCCCGACGCGCTTCCGCGGCTGGGACCACGACGGCCGACCACTCGGCGGCCCGGTGCAGGCGCCCTACGTTCCCTGCGTCGCGACCGAGGAGGGCCAGGCCGGCAACGTCTATTCGGCGGCTGAATTCATGTTGCGTGAGGGGCCGATCTCGTCGATGCGAGGACTCGACGTCGGCCAGACGAGGACGTTCCTGCCGGACGGCGGCGTCATCCGGCCGATCACCGCGCGCGCTTCGTCGAAGGAGGGCGGCCGCGAGAGCTTCGCGGTCTTCGACGAAACGCACCTCTTCCTGACGCCCGAACTCGTGCGGCTGCACGAGACGATCCGGCGCAACCTGTCGAAGCGGCGCACGGCCGAGCCGTGGTCGCTCGAGGTCTCGACGATGTATGCGCCCGGCGAGGAGTCGGTCGCCGAGCTGTCGCACCGCTACGCCGAGTCGATCGGCGAGAAAGCACTGGCGGTCGGGTTCCTCTTCGACCACCGCGAGGCGCCGACCGACATCGACTTCGCCGACGACGAGCAGCTGCGGGCGGCGCTCGCTGACGTCTATGGCGCCGCCGCCGAGTGGGTCGACCTCGAGCGGCTGCTCGCCGAGGCGCGTGACCCGCAGACGAGGGAGGCCGACTTCCGCCGTTACTGGCTGAACCAGGCGACCGCGCGGACGGACTCCTGGCTCGCGCCGCAGGTGTGGGCCGAACGCGGCAGGCATGTGAGTGTCGAGGACGGAGCGTGCGTCGTGCTCGGCTTCGACGGCTCCTACAACGGCGACTCGACCGGCCTTGTCGGCTGCACCATCGACGAGAAGCCGCACCTTTTCGTGCTCGGTGCCTGGGAGCGGCCTGAGGGGCCGCGCGGCCGCGGCTGGACGGTACCGCGTGAGCATGTGAAAGCGCGGGTGCAGGAGGCGATGGAGACCTACGACGTCGCCGAGCTCGCCTGCGACCCGCCCGGCTGGCACCGCGAGATCGACGAGTGGGCCGACCGTTACGCGGACACGGTCACGACCGAGTTCGCAACCAACCGGCGTGCCTTCATGGCTGCTGCCTGCTCCCGGTTTTACACGGCTGCGATGGCAGGGACGCTCACGCACGACGGCAACGCGCACCTCGCCCGACATCTCGCGAACGCGAGGCTGAAGGAGACGCCGGACGGCGCCTACATCGTCAAGGACGGCCGCAACTCTCCGCGCAAGATCGACCTCGCAGTCGCGGCGGTGATCGCGCTCGACCGGGCCGCATGGCACGCGACCCACCGGCCGGTCGTCGCGAGCTGGAGAGCCATCTAGGAATGGCGAACGATACGCGCCGCCGTGTCCCGCACGTCCGCGAAGTCG